ATCTAACATTGGCCGCGAGTCCATCAGCAACTCCTTGTTTGAGTGGCAGACCGATACCCTGGCGGCAGCCGCTGCCAACAAGCAGATTGAGGGTGACGATGTCTCCTCCTTTGATGCTGTGGTCGCAACCGTTCGCCTGCAAAACTACGCTCAGATTTCGCGCAAGACCATCATCTTGTCCGCGACTGAAGAAGTAGTCAACAAGGCAGGGCGTCGTTCAGAATTAGCCTACCAAATTGCGAAGCGGGGTTCTGAACTTCGTCGCGATCAAGAGTTCACCATGCTGAACGGCGCTGTTGCTGCTGCTGGTAGCACCAGCGTCGCACGCGGTACTGCATCCCTTGGCGCTTTCTTGAAGACCAACATCGACAAGGCAAGCGATGGTACGAACCCGTCGTACACAACCCTGCCTAACAGCGCCCGTACTGATGGAACCGTTCGCACTTTTACTGAGACCATTCTCAAGAATGTGATTCAGAAGGTGTGGACTTCTGGCGGCACTCCAAAGATTTTGATGTGCGGTCCTGTTAACAAGCAGCGCGTCAGCGGATTTGCTGGTATCGCATCCAGCCGTTTCAACATCAACGGCGGTGAAAAGCCTGCGACTTTGATTGGTGCAGTTGATATCTACGTCAGCGACTTTGGCAACGTCAGCGTTATCGCTAACCGTTTCCAGCGTGAGCGTGATGCATGGGTACTCGACCCCGATTACGCAAAGATGACTGTGCTGCGTCCTTACCAGCAAGTTGAACTCGCTAAAACCGGCGACGCGGATAAGAGAATGCTCTTAATCGAATTCGGGCATAAGGTCTTGGCAGAAGATGCCCACGGTTTGGCCGCTGATCTGATTACTTCGTAATCAATTATGGAAGGGATCAGGGCAACCTGGTCCCTTTTTTAACGCATGAACAATCAAATATTTGACGAGAACAAGGAAGCGGGTATCACCCGCTTTTGGCATTACAACGATGAAACTGACCAAGCAACAATTCAGACTCAGCAGGATGTCACAGCAGTTGTTGAAGCAAACAAGGCAGATTTCAATCAAGTAGATGAACGCGCAAACTGGAAGGGTGAGTGGCATCACGTCGCCAGCATCCCAGAGGGCGTTTACTACAAACTCAAGGCCGAGGGCAAGCTAGACGATCAGGCGTACATGAAGCGTTGGCTCAATGACCCCGACAACAGATTTTTCAGAACGAGACCTGGACAAGTATGAACAACTACATTGCAGTTTGCACGCCAGCGCGGGACATGGTCCACGCCAACTTCACCTATTGCCTGGTGAATATGGTTTGCTACCACACGCTGAACACGACAGACGCAGTGAGTTTGAAAATCATGCAGGGCACGCTGATCCAAAACCAGCGTGCTGACCTGGCGCTGGATGCGATGGCCGAGGGCTGCACGCATATCCTGTTTATCGACTCCGACATGACGTTCCCGCAGGACATGATCGAGCGCCTGCTCAAGCATGACCTGGACATTGTGGCGACCAACTGCGCCAGACGCCGCATCCCTACAGGCCCGACTGCGCAGAAGTACGGGCCAGATGGAGAGCGCGAACTGGTCTACACCATGCCCGAGTCAACCGGCATTGAGGAAGTTGGCAGCATCGGGATGGGCGTAATGCTCATCAAGCGAAACGTATTTGAGAAACTCACCGAACCCTGGTTTGAGACTCCCTGGCGCACCGACAAGCGCGGCTACATCGGAGAGGACATCTTCTTCTGCCGGAAGGCGCAGGCGGCAGGGTATAAAATCCACATAGACCACGACGTGAGCAAAGAGATCGGCCACATCGGGACGTTTGAATTCAAGCACGACCACACCTGGATGATGCGCGACATCGAGAAGGAAAAGGCAGAGCATGGCACTTAGCACCTACGCTGAACTGAAAGCCTCGGTCGCAGATTGGCTCAACCGTAGCGATCTCACGTCTGCCATCACCGACTTTGTCTCTCTCGCGGAATCACAGATGGAGCGCGATCTGCGCACCAGACAGATGATTGTCAGAGCCAATGCTACGATTAACACAGAATACAGCGCACTTCCTGATGACTATCTAGAGGCTAAATCGTTCAAGCTGACGGGTACGAATCCTATCTCCCCGCTGGTATTCCAGACCATCAACTCAATGGATGACTTGCAAGTCAGCTACAGCGCCAGCGGCCAGCCTAAATACTTTTGCGTCATTGGTGGACAGATCCGCGTCCTACCGACGCCTGACACGTCCTACGTTTCCGAGTTGATCTATTACGCGAAACTCAGCAAGCTATCCACGTCGAACACTACCAACTGGCTGCTGACCATGTCGCCCGACGTTTACCTTTACGGCTCCCTACTCCAGGCCGCGCCGTACCTCCAAGATGATGCGAGAATACAGGTATGGGCTGGCCTGTACCAGAAGGGCATCGACGCACTCAACCTGGCTGATGAACGCGGCTCCATGACGGGCGGCGCTTTGATGGCAAGAGCAAGGACATTCGGATGATAGTGACCACTACAAAAGGTGATATGGATGACTCGCTGCTGGAAAAGCGCGAGGGTTCAATCGATACCGATACTGAAACAACAAGCTGGGTAGAGTATTGGATAGATGATGAGATGGTGCATAGGTCTGTCCATATGGCACTCAAGCGCAGCGTTTTTTCTGATGGTATTACTCAACAAATTTAGGAAATAAATCATGGCAAATACTCAGGCAATGTGTACAAGTTTTAAGGGTGAACTGCTTGTCGGCCACCATAATTTCGGCACTGGCGTAATACGCGCTGCTACCACAGCCGACACGTTCAAGGCTGCGCTGTACCTGGCAAGCGCCACCGTTAACGCATCCACAACCGCCTACAGCGCCACCAACGAGGTGTCCGGTACTGGCTACACCGCAGGCGGTGTGACGGTCACTTTTGGCACTGCTCCAAGCACGAGTGGCACTACAGCATTTGTAACGCCAAGCGCCAGCATCACTTATTCATCGGTAACGCTTGCTACAGCGTTTGACGCGGTCCTGATCTACAACTCGACCCAGAGCAACAAGGCGGTTAGCGTCCACACATTTGGGTCACAGACAGTTACCGCCGGTACGTTCACTCTGACAATGCCCACCAATGACGCAAGTACCGGCCTGATCCGGCTGGCATAACTGAAGGGGCAGCGTCGTGGCTGCATACGGTACAGGCTACTACGGCAAGGGCGTCTATGGTATAGGCAATGTTGTCATATCTGGCAACGCCTCCACGCTTGCCATTGGGACACTGCTTGCCAGTAGGTCAATCCAAGAGGATGGGACGGTTGCAACCGGAAATGTCGGCACTGTTGGTCTCACCCGAACAGTTGCAATCACCGGCAACGCATCCACGGCATCCATTGGAACTGTAGCGCCAAGCACTACAGCGGCTGTTACAGGTAACTCTGCGACCCTTTCAGTTGGCAGCGTCACCCAGAGCGCGGCTGTAAGCCTGACTGGTAATAGCGCGACACTCTCACCAGGCACTGTCACGAACAGCGCGACCCTGGCCATAACAGGCAACGCATCCACCGGATCGGTTGGCAGCGTTTCAACATCAAGATCAATTCAAGAAGATGGCAATGCATCAACGCTATCTGTTGGAAGCGTTTCTTTTGTAAGGATTGCGGCTGTATCAGGTAATGCGTCTACGCTATCTGTTGGTAGCGTTTTAAGCTCAACATCCATTCAAGAAGATGGCACTATTGCTACAGGCAATGTAGGAAGTGTTGCCCAATCAAGATCAGTTAGCTTGTCAGGAAATGCGTCAACGCTATCTGTAGGAAGTGTTTCTTTTGTAAGGATTGCGGCTGCATCAGGAAACTCAAGCACTTTATCTGTTGGTAGCGTTTTAAGCTCAAGATCAATTCAAGAAGATGGAACTATTGCCACAGGCAATGTGGGAAGTGTTTCCCAATCAAGATCAGTTAGCTTGTCAGGCAATGCGTCAACTTTAGCTGTTGGTAGCGTTTTAAGCTCAAGATCAATTCAAGAAGATGGAACTATTGCCACAGGCAATGTGGGAAGTATTGCCCAATCAAGATCAGTTGGCTTGTCAGGCAATGCGTCTACGCTATCTGTTGGAAGTGTTTCTTTTGTAAGGATTGCGGCTGCATCAGGAAACTCAAGCACTTTATCTGTTGGTAGCGTTTTAAGCTCAAGATCAATTCAAGAAGATGGGACTATTGCTACAGGCAATGTAGGAAGTGTTTCCCAATCAAGATCAGTTAGCTTGTCAGGCAATGCGTCTACGCTATCTGTTGGTGTAGTTGCAGTGATAAGCACTAAAGCAATTGCTGGAAATGCTGCGGCTAGTGCTGTTGGAACGATGGGTGCAGAAGTCATATCGTTCCAGGCCATCACTGGAGTCAGCGGAATTGGATCGGTTGGCACTGTCGCAAATGTCACATCAATTGAGATAATGGGCAACGGCGCAACCGGTGCGATTGGGATAGTCATTGGATTCGGATGGGGCGCGATACCTGACACATCCGAATCATGGGGTGCGATACCCGATACATCAGAGACGTGGACGGCCATTGCCAATACGTCCGAGACCTGGACGCCGGTATCTGATACGAGTGAAACATGGGCAGATATATCCGATAATGCAACAACGTGGCAAGAAGCCGCATAGAGGTACATCATGGCTGATACGACAACGACAAACCTACTCCTTACCAAGCCAGAGGTCGGCGCAAGCACCGACACTTGGGGTACAAAGATCAACACCGACCTGGACTCAGTTGATGCGGTGTTCGCTGCGGCTGGAACCGGAACCAGCGTCGGTTTGAATGTCGGGTCTGGCAAGACGCTAACGGTGGCTGGTACTGCTGTGATTAGCGGGACATTAACAGCGGCAGCAGGCTCTGCGGCGGCTCCAATAATTACGGCTACAGGCGACACCAACACCGGAATCTTCTTCCCCGCTGCCGACACTATTGCCTTTACCGAGGGCGGCGCTGAGTCTATGCGTATCAACTCCAGCGGCAACGTGGGGATTGGTACTACTTCGCCAGCATACAAGTTGGATGTTGCAGGAAGCGTAAACGTCTCTTCTGACTCTAGCTACACACTTGGCGCAGGGGCAGATAGGTACATTAAATACCGCTCTGGAGACGGCGATATTTTGTACTCATTCTCTGCTGGTAATTTTTACCAGCAAAACATAACAAGTTCATTCCATGCTTGGTTTACTGGAAACAATGAACGTATGCGTATTAACTCTAGTGGGTATGTGGGGATTGGTAATTCCACGGTCACAGCTAAATTAGACGTAGAGGGTGCAGGCCAAGTTAATGCACCAACGGTTTCCGGGTCAAAAGCTGCAACGATATATGCAGTGGCTACAGATAATACAAGTGATATTGGCGGTGGTATTGAATTTGGCGGCGCAGCATCCAAAACTTTTGCAGCGTGGAAAAGTGGCATTACCGATGGTGCTAATAACACTCTTGGTTATCTTGCGGCGTATACGAGAAATGCAAGCGCTGACGCAGCGATGACTGAGCGTATGCGTATTGAATCCAGCGGCGCGGTGCTTGTAAACACAACAACAAGAAACTCATCTGGCGTTGTTGAAATTAAAACCACAATTGGTACTGATAATGCATTGGTGCTAAAAACCGCTGAGAGTGGTGCGGGTGGTACTGCCACAATGATGCAAACTAGATACAACGCAACAACTGTAGGCTCTATTACTTCTACCAGTTCGGCAACCGCGTATAACACATCATCTGACTATCGCCTAAAGGAAAACATTGCTCCTATGACCGGAGCATTGGCAAAAGTAACAGCACTCAAGCCAGTGACGTACAAATGGAAAGTTGATGGTTCTGATGGCGAAGGATTTATTGCACATGAGTTGCAAGAGGTTGTTCCTGATTGTGTTACTGGTGAAAAAGACGCTGTAGACGCTGATGGCAGCCCTATCTACCAAGGCATCGACACTAGCTTCTTGGTTGCAACCCTGACCGCAGCCATCCAAGAACTCAAGGCAGAATTTGATGCCTATAAATCCACTCACCCCTAAATTAACTAAGGACTTACCATGACTACAACTTGGACAATCACACAAACTGACTACTTGGTAGCAGACGGCTTTATCACTACCGCGCACTGGACAGCATCCGCTGTTGATGGCGCATACACCGCTGGCTCTTACGGCACTTGCAGCTTTGCCGCTGCTACGCCATCCATCCCCTACGCCAGCGTGACGATGCAAGAAGTGCTGGACTGGTGCTGGGCTAATGGCGTGGACAAGACTGCTGTTGAAGCTGGCCTTGCCGCACAAATTGCGCTGTTAAAAAACCCCGTAACCGCCACTGGCACACCCTGGAGCGCGTAAATGGAATTCCAGCCATTATTCAATTTTGTTGGTGGCGCAATCCTGGTCGCCGTTGGATGGTGGTGCAAGGAAATATGGAATTCTGTGAAGTCTCTAAAAGAAGACATCCAGGCAATTCAAGTTGACTTGCCAAAGAACTACGTTACCAAGAAAGACATTGAGAATCGGTTTGACAGGATCGACGCAACCCTAGAGCGATTGTTTGACCGGCTTGACGCCAAGGCCGACAAGTGATTTCTCTGCTTGCCTCGGCTGAAAGCCCGTGGCCTGGCACTGAGACAAAGACTGTTTTGGTTTGTCGTATCCCTAAGAAAGATGAGGACAAGACGATGGGCGCAAATGAATTCATGGACAAAGACGGACGCATCTGCCGCTGGGTAGTTGTGAACAAGAAATGATTGATCCGTTTACGGCATTTGCTATTGCCCAGGGTGCGGTGGCAGGCATAAAAAAGCGGTAGCCCTTGGTAAAGATATACACGGCCTATACAAAGAATTCAGCAGTTTCTATCAAGCGGCAGACACGGTACACCTAGCAAGCAGCAAGGCCAGGATTGCGTCAATAGGAAAGACAAATGCGCAGATCAGTTCTGAGGCTCTCCAGATTGCGCTGGCATCCAAGGCGCTGCGAGAGCATGAGAAGGAGCTGAAGGACATCCTCTTCTATAGTGGCAATGCTCCGGTCTGGGAAGAGATGATGGCAGAGCGCACCAGGATGATTAAGGAGCGCAACACGATGGAAAGAGAAGAAGCGGAACGCAAACAAAAGGACAAGGAAACGAAGGTGGCAATTATTATGAACACATTATGGATTTCCGGTGCATCCGCTATCGTTGTCCCACTGGTGAGTATCACGTTTCACGTTATTATGAATAGGGGCTTTTGATGATTCCAATTATCGGTGCACTGTTGGGCACGTTGGCTGAAAACGGTCTAACGCTGCTGTCCAGCGCCATCCAAGCCAAGGGCAAAGAAGTCGTAGAGAACACTCTCGGCATCAAGATACCCGACAACCCTACCCCCGAGGACGTTGCCAAGCTGCGGCAGCTTCAGTATGAGCATGAAGAACGCCTGCTTGAACTCGGCATTGAAAAGGCCAAGCTGGAGATGGCTGAACTAGAGCTGTACGCAAAAGCGGCACAGGCTGACGCCAACAACATCACAGACCGCTGGAAAGCGGATATGTCTAGCGACTCATGGCTGTCCAAGAACATCCGTCCTATGTCGCTGATTGCCATCTTCTGCGGCTACTTTTTGTTTGCCATGATGAGCGCTTTTGGATACAACGCAAACGAGAGCTACGTGACCCTGCTGGGCAACTGGGGGATGCTGATTATGGGTGCGTACTTTGGCGGGCGTACCGTCGAGAAACTAGCTGAGATGAGGAGTTCAAAATGAGCCTAAGTCAAGAACAAGCCGCATTCCTGCTGGATATGTGCAAGCTGATTCAGCACGCCACAGAGCAGGGTTTTATGGTCACTGGTGGCGAGTTGGCGCGTACACCGGAGCAGCAGGCCATCTACGTCAAGACAGGTCGCAGCAAGACCATGAACAGCATCCACCTCAAGCGGTGCGCGATGGACTTGAACTTTTTCAAGGACGGGAAAATCATCTGGGACAAAGCTATCCTGGCTCCGATTGGCGCGTACTGGGAAAGCCTGTACCCGAAGAATCGGTGGGGTGGGAATTTCAGATCGCTGGTGGACTGCCCGCACTTTGAACGCAACGTATGAGCGACTACAGCGGCCAGATAACAACGCCAGCACAGCCGAATCTTGGCAACCCTGGTGAGGTGTATGACCGCCTGTTTTTTAGCCAGACATTCAGCAACATCGGGAACTACGCCGTCCGAGTCACAAACGCTCTGGGAGCGTTATTCGGACCGCGTGGAGGCAAGTACATCAACGCGCCATATGGAGCGTTCCAGGACTCAACAGACCAGGTCGCGGCTAACACTACCACGGCCTACGCCGTCACCTTTGACACCACCGACTTCAGCAACGGCGTCACTCTCTCAAACTCATCCAGGCTGAACGTATCGCAGTCGGGCATATACAACGTCCAGTTTTCCATCCAGTTTACGAACACGACAAATTCATCCCAAGACGTTGACGTTTGGTTCAGAAAGAATGGAACCAATATTGACAAGTCGAACTCAAGGTTTGGGTTTGCACCCAGAAAAGGCGCCAGCGATCCGTTTCACACAATTGCAGCAATAAACTATTTTGTAAGCCTTAACGCAAACGACTATGTGGAGATCATGTGGCGGCCTACTGATGTCGGAGTGTCGATTGAGCAGTATCCGGCAGGCACTTCCCCAACCAGGCCAGCAGTACCGTCGGCCATCGTTACACTGTCGTTTGTCTCCAACCTATCGGTGTAATCATGGCACTCATCCCCTTAAAAATTCCACCAGGCGTCTACCGCAACGGCACTGAATATCA